TTCTGCCACTTCTTCTCAGCATTATAGAAAGCGTCAAAGTTATGGTTTGGATAGCCGCGCATCGGACCAGCAATATTCATAGTAAGTGAACTCATGTTACTCCTTAGTGGGTTTCTGCCCAATTAGTGCCGACACGATACTCGGCATCAATACGAATGTTAAGCTTAAGCATTTCTCCAGCAGTCGTTGCAGCCTGTGTGACTGCCTTGCCAAAACTATCGGCACAAGACTTAGGACAAGAGTACTGCAATTCGTCATGGATGTAGGCGAGCTGGCTTGCCCTGTATTGAGCCGCAGCCTTGCTAGCCTCAGCCATCCAGTACTTCGATACGACCGCACCTGAGCCTTGCAGGAGCGTATTCAGGGCAGCGTGTTCACTGCGGACGGGAACCTGTCTACCATCGGGCAGACGAACCTTTCCTGTCTTGATTGTCTCAAACCTGACGGCATCCTGTACCTTGGCAAGTGCGGGGATTTCCTTCTGGAAACGCTCACGCAACTTACTAGCGGCATCAACTGAGCAGTCGCATACCATAGCAATCTTCTTGTCTCCTGCGCCGTATAGGTAGGCGTAGATGAATGACTTGGCAAGTGATCTAGTCGCAAGACCAGCAGCTTGCTGATTGTGTGTATGAATGTCTCCGGTAAGGAGAACCTTGGCATACTCACCGTTGTCATACTTAGCCATGAAGTGAGCAAGCATACGCAGCTCAAGACCTGACAAGTCAGCACCGACAACGACATCTCCGGGGTCTGCAATCCATAGTTCTCTTGCACGATGGTCGCCACTTACCTGAGCAATGTTGGGCTGGCTGTGTGTGCAACGACCAGTAGCAGCACCCTGAGCATTGATGCCACCGTGAATGCGGTGATCTCTGCTTGTGTTTGCTCTGGTGTTCCAATCCTCAACCATACCCATAAGCTTGACATTGTTAAAATACTCAGTCAGCTTCTTTGCCTCGGGATAGTCAAGGGTAGCAAGCACTGCTTCGTCTACCTTTGGATTACCCTTGTCGGTCAGGGGTGGCTCCCATCCATACTTCTCATTAAGACGAGAGGCAATCTGCTGTCGGCTACCGGGATTGAAAGTCTCAATCTTGTCCTTCAGACGCTTGCCTGTCTTTTCCGAATGACGGATAATAAGTTTGTCAGGAAAGATCTGACGCATTTCGTCTTCAATGCCAAGCTTCTCCAGCATAAGGTCTTGATACAGTTTCTCTCCTGCATCACGGTCGTAATTAAATCCATGCTCTACTTGCTCCATTAGTATCTCGGACACTTGGCTCTCAAAGCGAACCAAGTCCTTGTTCTTCGTGATGAATGGCTTCTGTGCATTGTAGATTGCCATACCTAGTCTGGCATCCTGCAAGCAGTAAGTACCCATTTCTTCTGAGTACTGCGCCCATCCACCTGTGTAATCCATCTTGGGGAACTTGAGATACTTGCCCCAAGAAGCCAGAGAGTTATCACCTAGCGGGTGATTGTTGATGTCTGGATGCATCAACTTGCTGATAACGAGCGTATCAACAATGCACTTCGGTCGCGCCATCCCGTACAGTCTACGCATTACGGGAAAATCGTAGCCCCAGATATTGTGTCCGATAATCACGGGCATCTCACTGAGGTACTTGATCAGATCTTTCATCTGATGTTCTAGCCAAAGGATCGGGTCTTCGTCATTGACCTTGGTAGCGGCGCATAGAACTCTAGTCGCTTCTGTATATGGCTTACCCTTGCTGTCAAGAATAAGCTCACCCAATCCGTTACCTTCGATGTCAAGGACGCATACCTTCATTTAGTTCTCCTCTGGTTCAAAGACTAGTGAGCCATCCTCAGCAACGGCAAAGCCGATCTCCTTGAGGCGACCAGTAGTATGATCATAAAACAGCGTAGCAGCAATACCCGCCCGACCTGTCAGGCGATTCTTGAGTACGCGAACAATTGTAGTATTGGCAATCTTGTGGTCTGCATTCTGGCGATCACGCTCAAGGGCAACGACCGTGTTAGGTACACTAGCCAAAGCACCGGAGCCTCGTAGATCCTGCAGAGTAATGCGGTCGCCTTCCTCATACGCTTTCTCCGACTTCTTCAGCTGAGATACGATATCAATGTGGACACCTGTACGAACAGCCAATGCTCTTAGTTCTTTCATCAATGTGTCGATGATGATTCGCTCTGAACCACCACCCTCAATGTCCTTGTCCTGCATTCCCATAAGACCAGCCGCAGCAGCGGTGATGTGATCAAGCACGATTACCTGAACACCAAGAGACACAGCCATGAACTCCATACGAGCAAGCAGATTCTGCATGGCGTTATTGCCAAGGTGATCATAGATGTAGAAGCTAGTCTCGCTGAGCTTGCGCTTGGCGGTATAGTACTCTTCATCGGTAAGATCATCAATCATCTGCATATTGATGGGATTCTTTCCCATCTGCACACGGAGGTCATTCATCATACGACAGGCACGGATAGCACGGACAGGCTTGTTAAGCATGAGGCTGATCATGTCATCCATTGTCTCCTGCGGAGACTCCTCAAGCATGATGCAGCCTACGCTGCGACCTTCGGAAAGGTGGTGCATCATCAGCTCACGCAGGATAGTAGACTTGCCTGAGCCTGTGCCGGATGCCCATAGTGTAATCTCGCCACCACGCTGTCCGATGAGAAACTCGGAGAGTCCATCATAGGGGAAGGGATAAACCTTCGTAGCAGTGATTGTCTCGGATGTATCCACGATCTTTGAGATGTGGAGGATCTCATCCGGAGAGTACTGGTGCGCTTCCCAGATAGCAGACACAAGCTGCTTGGTCTGTGCATTGACAAGACACTCATTGGCATCCTTGTAGGGAAGCTTGGCAATCTTGCACTTGCCCGGAGGCAATAGCTCAGCCACTTCGTTAGCAGCCTTGATACCCGGATCATCCATGTCAAAGCAAAGGACAACCTCTGCATATGAATTGATGAACTCAAGATTATCTCGGATAGACTTGGCAGCAGACTGCGCTCCATTGGGAATTGATACAACAGGCCATGTACCGCCAAGTACCTGATTGACAGTCATGCAGTCGATCTCACCCTCGGTAATGACCAGACGCTTGCCGCCATTCTTCCATAGGTTCTGTCCAAAAAGCTCAGCACCCTTTGCCGATCCCTTCCAAGCAAACTGCTTGTTAGGACCACGGAGATGCTGACCTAGCAACTCGCCATTCTGATAATAGTTGGCGACATGAACCTCCTTGCCATTGACCTTGGCTACCTGATAGCCATAGAGTCGGCAAGTCTTTTCCGTAATACCACGATCCTCAAGATCAATGTAAGAGCCAGCGATAGGCTTGAACTCCTTAGTCTGCATCGTAGTCGTTTCATCTAGCATCTCTTTTCCTTTTGTGTTACGGTGATAGTTGCACTTGAAACAATACACATGGTCATCATAGACCGCGAGATTGTCTCCGCTACGGTCTTCACCTTTAGATGTACAGCGGGGGCATTCGGTTTTCTTTTGGAACAGACTCATTCATCACCAGTTCTCTTCGTTGTAGGTAACACCCTTGCTTACTGCAATGGTGCGGACAATCTTCAGAAGCAACTCATCAGACATACTGAAGGCAACCACCGGAGTATCCTCACGGGTACGGAAACCATCAGTATGCGGAGTCTCGGAGATAATAAAGTATGCAGTAGGAGACTCAGTTGGGAACTCAATCTTCATGTAGAGCTGCTTAGATGGCATGCAATCTCCACCACCAATAATCTCTGGACCACCACCAACGGGGAAGTTCATCTGCAGCCACTCACTTGTATCTGTGTTATTCATCATTCGTCTTTTCCTTTGCCCCAACCTAGTTCGTGGGCGTATGGGTTCTTCATAGACTTGAACAGACCAGCAATCTCGTTTCTCAGATTGTCACGCTGTTCAACCAGTTTATCATACTTTGCCTGAGTCGATGTACCATCTGTCTCAAGGCGTCCAACCTTGTAGCTAAGAGCCGCAAGATCATAGACCATCTCCTCTAGCTCACTTAGTTTCTTCATCGTTCAGTTTCTCTAATGTCTTCTTGTGCTTCTCGTTTACCTTCTTTGCAGAGTTAAAGATAGCATCATAATTCTTTTCATACTGCTCGCGGTCAACGGGACGATACCTATCACCCTTACCAGCACCAGCAGCACTACCTCTCTTCTTAGCTTTCAGCCACGGCTTATCCTTAGACATGTTTATCCTCCGTAATTAGATAACCCCAATTTCGTGCCTTTGCTGCAGCGACCACTGATATTCTTCCGTGCAGTGCATCATAGGCAATCAGTTCTCTTCTTGCCTGATCTCTTTCGTGAGTGACCCACTCTAACTCTTGAACAGCTTGAGCTAGAGGATCGTCACTCACCGTCAGTTACCTTAAACTTTTTATTGTTGTAGTTGGCTTCAAGTTCTTCGTCTAGTTTAGCAAGACGATCCATTGCTTGCTGTGGTTCAAACGCTTTCTTACAATCCTTCTCGGTAATACCAAGCAGTAGGAAGAAAGCACTTAGTGACATTGACTCGCCTTCGATATGCACAAAGTGATCATACCAGCCATTGATATCTAGTCGATTAGCAGAGGGAGTCCAAGTAATCTCAACACCAGCACTAGGATCATACTTCTTATTACGGGGTAGTGTTAGAGTCTTAGGCATTGCCGTCCTCCTTGAAACAGTCCCAGCCCTGCTCCTGTGCGATCTGTCTTGCTTCGTGTTCCTCGCAATGATCGGTCATTGCGTTGCAGTACATCTGCCTCGCCTCGTCGCGCTCCTTGCGGAGTTCCTTGATATACTCAACCACCTGATTAAAGACATCCTCAGTCACACTGAACTGCATAAACCGACAC